ATATTGCATGTCTTTATCAAGGAAAGAATATTTATTCATCTCATTCACAAACATAATACAATCAAGATTACCTGACAAACAACGATTGATAATATATGGTGCATATTTCTTTATAACATCAGGATCTTCCTCTACCAAATTCTCCTTGGTAAAGTTTATAGAATTTAACCAGTCTTTAAGTTCAGTCATTTCGGTAGTTTCCTATTGAAGTTCCAGTAATCAAATTTTAACCAAGTGTAGTATATCCCACATAAAAACTTTTGCACAAAATATTCCAGAAGAAGTATTGAAAGAATAATATATTTTTCAATCATCTTATAATTTGGATATCATCATCTTCTGTCCAAAGTTCAACTTTATCTCTGAAGCGATTATCACTGTGAAGTTTTTCATATCTCTTGGTTGCTTTTCTCTTCCACCAAGAAATAATATTATCCAGATGAAACTTATCCCAATTAGGGCCACGAACCAATTTCTCATCCTCACCAGCAATAACCTCCCTTATATTACCATACCCATAATCAGATGTATAGAATCTCTTTCTTTGTGTGAGAGTGAAAGCATTACTAATAACATCATTAAACTCTTTTAACTTCTCCTTATCTTTCAAACTATTTTTGATAATGGATATCATCTTTGTTTGCCTCTTCATTTTTTTAGAGGATGCTTTATTGTCAGTAAGAGGTGTATTATTATTTAATATAGTAAACCTATCATGAAGACGATGGAATGCCTCGTTATGGAGCAGGGGAAGGAACTTACTATCCGTTAGACCTTTATACCTTATGAATGGTTTAAGACCATCATACTGGGATGCAGAGGTCGTAGAACCATACAGAGAAGTGGTCTCAAATAATGCTATATCTTTTTCAAATACTTTACTTACTTCTTCTCTTGCAAAATGAGATACACATAATAATGCAAGTAACTTACCTCCAAGATAATTATATCCAAAAGGTTGAGATGGAACAATAGCAAACCCCATACATGTATGACGATTCAAAAGAGAAAGATTTGCTGGTTTTCCTAACCATTGATTTCTTGGTTTAGAATTAATAACTGGTGAACCAAATCTTATAAACCCTACTATCTTCTGACTATTCTTTTCATATACTATCCAACGTAATTCTCTACCTGGTATATTATGCTCAATGATATGTGAAGATGTTGCAGTTAAAAGTTCGTGATAATATGCTTGAGGAACTGATTGTTGAAATCTATCCCCAACAAACTTAACTTCAAAATCCATCTCATTAGGAGGAATATCCTCATTAAAGAATTCATCCTTTAGAGAGAATAATGAAGTTCCTTTTTGTTTAACTGCTGCTTCTTTAGTAAGACGAATGTAATCCTCAATAGTTTTAAATCGTCCAAAGTAATCAATAAACTGATCAGCAGCCCAAAGAGCATCTGACTCACTTATTATCATAATGTAGGTAGTTTAATATTCTTGGCTAAACCAAGTCTCTTTAATAATACTATGATATACCAAGTCAAGTCAAACTGACCTTGTAAACCATGTTTTGCTGATGAAGGGTATGCATGGTGATTGTTATGCCAACCCTCACCAAATGCAATCCAACCTAATAAAGTATTGTTCCGTGAATTATCTCCTGTATCAAATGGTTGTGTTCCCCATGTATGAACAACAGAATTAATACACCAAGTCAAATGATATACTACCATTATTCTAACTGGTATACCCCATAATACATAAGTCCATCCACCTAATAAAAAGAGAACTAAACCTAAAGGAATTTGTAGGGATAGGAACCACTTATCCAACCATCTATAATATGGATCTTTTCTTAAATCTGCAGAATATCTACGAACTCTTTTCTCACCAGGTACTCTAAACAACATCCATCCTATATGAGCCCACCAAAATCCCCTATTAATATTATGAGGATCAAGTCCTTTATCAGACCATTTATGATGTTGTCTATGTAACCCTACCCATTCTATTGGCCCATACTCCGCACTTAATGCTCCACAAGTTGCAAAGAATCTTTCTAACCATTTAGGAACTCTCAATGATCTGTGAGATAATAACCTATGATATCCTAAAGTTATACCAAGACATCCAGTAACCCATCCCAAAAATATCATTAAAAAGAATGCATCCCAACTAGCAAATTGTAATGCATATAATGATAGCAGATGAATTGCTATAAAGAATATGATTGTAGGCCACTCAAGATTTTTCATCTACCTCCAACCAAATAATGTAATCATCAGGATCTAACCCAGTGAGATCTATTTGATCACGACCAAAATCACCTGTTGGAGGAGGAACTAAAGGACGATATTGACCTCTTGGATATCTATCTATCAATGCTTCGACTGCTGTATCAAACCATCTATTCATAGATTTTGCCATAGCACGATATGATGAACCAACATATAGTTGTCCGCTTACAACAGCAACAGTTGCTGCACCCCAGAAAATATAATAAAATCTAGATTTCATTTGTGCTCTAATTTTTTCACGTTTGTTAGTCATTTGAATTTACACTCCACCATAATTTCTGTTAAGCATGCAAGAATATTTATTTCTTGGTCGGCAACGAACGCAATTTGGTATTGGTACTTCGCAATAATAAGAACTGCTGCAGGGATTGTATTAGAAACCAAGGTGTTATTAAGAGCATCGTAGACACGACGTAGAAGAACAGAACTATCGTTGTCCAAATTACTAACGACCCACTTTCTAACTTCTGGAAAGTTCTTTTCCTTAAGATTCTTAACGAGATCATTTACACTAACGTCCGAAAATGTTGCAAGTATACCACTATCTATCTTACCACCAACAGCATATCTCTGACATTCATTTAAGATTCTTCTCCAGTCTGGGAAGTGCTTATTAATAAGTTCAGCAAGAACTTTCTTATCTGCTTCAATCTTTTCTTGATTTAAAATAGTGACTAATCTTCCGAAGAATTTTGCTGCAATCTCCTGTTTAAGTTTACCCTGAATACCAAACTCAACCACAGCACATCTCGAATGGAGGGGTTCAATGATTTTATTTTTGTAGTTACAAGTGAAAATGAATCTACAGTTGTTGGCGAACTCCTCAATACTCGCTCGAAGAAGGAGTTGTACGTCGGAAGTGGTATTGTCTGCTTCGTCGATGATGATGACTTTATGTTTCGAGTCACTGCTAAGAGAGACTGTAGATGCGAAGTTCTTGGCATTATTCCTAACCGTGTCAAGAAAACGTCCTTCATCCGATCCATTAATGACATAATAATCTACACCTAACTGATTACATAATGCTTTTGCTACAGTGGTCTTTCCAACACCAGGAGGCCCTGAAAGAAGCATATTCGGTATCTCACCCTTGTCAAGAAAATCTTTAAAGGTCTTCTTGATATTTTCTGGGAGAATACATTCGTCAATAGTTTGAGGTCGATACTTCTCAACCCAAATAAAGTCACTCATAGATTATACCCACCAAGGTTTTCTAGATGGGTCACGAAGGTAATTAGATGCAACCCAAGGTTTACTTCTAATATATTCTTTGTAAGCAGTAAAAGTACTAATAAGTGTATTGTGTTTAAAAACATCAGGCATAGCACGAGCAAAAGATGTTGGTCTGTCCGTTGTAAATGGTATCATATTACCCGCTTCAAGTATAGTCTTTTCACAACTATGAACTTTTCCATAGCGATGAGTGTATTCATCACATAGTGCCACACCATGAGCAACTAACCACCATGCATTTATGATAGATTCATTTGCCCATGCTGTACAAGGATGATTACGAAAAGCACCCTTCTCTGTTTTGTATGGTGTGCCATCTACTTTATGCAACTCACCATAACCATGACCCCACTTGTCAGAGCAAACAATAGAAAGCATTTGACATGTTTCTAAAGGCATCTTAACAACATGCTTATCTGGCAACACTTGTGCAGATACAGTTGGTGAGGGGTCAGTTACAAAAATGTTCATTACCAATCAAAACCAGAATCAATTTTCCATTGTGCATACATTCTACCATAAATCATTCCTTCGTGGGATTTTATTTCATCTCCTTTAAGAATTGCAATCTCTCGCTGACTTAAACTATGTTTATTTTTTTGAAGATAATCTTTTTCCCAATTATTCAAAGAAGGAATTGATACCTGAATTTTTTCAGATACACTCATCTTTTCCCATTCCTCATGGTGTTGTACATCTACATTATACCTTATATTAGGTTGTTTGCCATGTAAATTATCTCCAGACATAAACATTACCCGAATGTAGAATCTGGTTCTAAAGCAATATAATATGTTACATCGTAATCTCTACAAGTGAACCTTGATAATAACTTTTGAGATACTACCACATCATATGTACCAGGTAGAATTTTAATATTCTCTACTTTGAAAATAAATGAGAATGTAGATTGAGTCTCACCAACTACAATAGAAAAATCGTTAGATGTATCATTCTTCTTATCTCTAACAACAATCTTCACAACCCCATCTCCACCAACCACTGCTAAATCAGTAAGTTGATAAATTGCTGCTGCTTTAAGTAACTTATCTAAATGAGAAGTACTTAACTCAAAACAAACATCTTCAGTAGGAAGTGTAATTTCTTTATCAGGTGGAGTAACAATTACTTGAGGATCTGCAAAAAAATATTTTGTACGTGACTTTCCTTCTCTGATAACCACATGACCCTGATTCTCAAAATCTAAATCAGGGTTTTGGTGTAAACCAAGACCATTCAAAAACTGATTAAGATCATAGATACCAAAATCTGTAGGGAGGTTTTCTTCAATAGTTGCCTCTGCTAGAATGTTTTTCATCACAGAGATAGTCTTTAAAGAATTACCTTTCTTGAAAAGAATAGACTGATTAATAGATGAAAAATTCTTTAATAAAGTTAAAGTCTTGTCAGACAGTTTCATAGTACGTTCTCGTAGTTTCATAATTAAGGCATCCGATCAAATGATCCATCACTAGAAGATGGTTTACCATAGTGTCCATCAAAATGTAATAATAGCATAGCATAATGAATGACTTTTAGCAAGTCCTTCTTGTTCCTACCATCCTTGCTACCATAACGACTTCCATACTTTAAAATATTTGCTTGACAGAATTGTGATGCAATATCTCTTGCTGCCATTAAGTCGATAGTTTGCACCTTTCGGAATTCATGTTTTGATCCTGTATAGTGACCACTGTAAGTGAGTGATACATATTCTTCAATATCTTTTAGAATCTCTTCTTCATGATATTTGTATTGATGATTCCTTTTAGGTTCGTAAAAATCTTCATCCATGTTGTCTTGATACTGTCCAAAATGATGTGCTCTTTGATCATCCACATCTGCCATATAATCAGTTTGCATCATATGATCAAATGCTTCAGTGTATGTGTCACCACTATCTGCGTCATATGAAGCAGCAGTGTTTCCTGCACCAACATTATAAAATTCATAAGGATCAGGTTCTTTCCACAATCCTGTTTTTTCATCTACTTCTTTTTTCACAATAGGATAGTCCTCATCAAGTGTTCCATTTAATACAGATGCTGCCAAACTCCATGCATTAACCATATTCAAATAAGAAATCGTTTACTAAACTTTCTGCTTTTTCTTTTCCAAACTTACTTTTAAGATATCCACTTACTGGATCAAGTCTGGTCATATAAGCATCAAAGTCTTTATATTCACTGGTATCAGTACCAGTAGGTTTCTTATATTCTATCATATCCACATACTTCGTCAAGTATAATTTAAACATATCTAGATGTTCATTTACCTCATCTGGTTTACAATATCTTACAAATATATTTTCAGAAAAATGATTGCCCTTTTCAAAAAAACGATAGTCTTCTGTTGCTACTGGTAAACCTTCTACACGATATGAATAGTTTTCTTTAGGATGTTGAAAATCAAAAACAACAATAACTTTCTTTTCACTGAATGCCATCAAATCCATACCAAAACAGGGAAGGTTACTCCCTGTCTTTGGATATGCTATACAGTTAAAAATATCAACATTCTTACCATCACTTATATCCACCTGTCTTGATTTA